CAACGCCTTGCCACCTGCAGAATAACAAGACGTCCCACAAACGACAGGGGGCGGGGGGTGTCAAAAAAATAGACCCCCCCTATGCATCGCCCGCTGCCTAAAAATCCCCCGGCGGAAAAATTGGCCGAAGGTCGATCGCTGGTAAAGCTCCGCGGGAGGGTTCGGACCTAGCCTCCAGAAGGCCCGAGCCCTCCCAGCGGCTACGAAAGACTTTCCAGATGGTTGCCGGGGCTGAGTAGCTGTGTAGGTCTCGCTCACCCCGGACCAGCGCCGCCGCGGGCTCCCATGGGATGCCTCTCCGGAACTCGCGCTAAAGTCCCGGCAATCATCTGGAAAGTCTTTTTCTTTCCTCATATAGTCCTCAGAAGTGGAGGTGAACGCTTGGCAACTAGCCGCGACAAAAAAGGGCCCCAGCGTCCACCAGCAACCACTCGCAAAGGGCGAGAGGACCAGCTGATCGCGGCAGCAATCGACCTTGCTGAACGGCAAATCAATGACGGAACAGCAACCAGCCAAGTCATCACGCATTATTTGAAGCTTGGCTCGACGCGAGAAGAGCTGGAACAAGCACGGCTGCGGAGCGAGAACGAACTGTTGAAAGCAAAGATCAACAACATGGTTTCCGCTGAACGCATCGACGAGCTTTATGCGCAGGCGATTGCTGCAATGCGCAGGTATCAAGGTCATCCAGAAGAAACAGTCGAAGAATGAGGTCGTATAGCGAGCTCTGTCAAATTCCAGATCTCAAAGGCAGGTATGAGTACCTTCGAGAGCGCGGGCAAGTTGGCGTCGTCACCTTCGGCTGGGAACGATACCTGAACCAAAGGTTCTACACATCGAGAGAATGGAGGCTAATCCGGCAACACGTGATCGCGAGGGATCTAGGCTGCGATCTGGGGATCGAGGGCAGGGACATCTGGCATTCAGCGCCAGTGATCCATCACATGAACCCAATCAGAGCTCGTGATTTGACGAGACACGATCCAGCAGTTCTTAATCCGGAATACTTGATCACAGTGTCGCTCAGAACACACAATGCGATTCACTATGGATCGTTCGATCAGCTAGATCAACCTCTAGTTGCGCGTAGAGCCGGCGACACGAGGCTCTGGTAAGGAGAGGCAATCGGATGCTTATAGCGGATACCAACGAGTTCCATCCACTGGTTGACGCTGTGGCGTATCGCGACTCACGTGAAGCTGACGGCACCAACCATCCCATCATCATCATGCGAGTCTCGTACTCCATCACCCATATCGACCTGGCATACGCTCGTAACGTCAGGGCTGCCAGAGCGGCGGGACTGCTCATCGGTCATTACGGCTACATGGTTGCCGGTGCCGATGCAGCCGCACAAGGAAAGTTCTTCGCTCACATCGTCGCGACCACGGCTGGCTTCAAACCTGGCGACACGATCTGGTGCGACGACGAGGAAGGACTTGACAACCAGACAGATCGTGCTGTGCAGTGGCTTGTTGCCGCACGCGGCGTTCTTCACGATCATGGACAAGACGAGGGCGTTTATTCAGGATCCAATTTCTGGGTGGCGCACCTGGGCTCGCTTCCCTCTGGACTGAACCGGTGGGTTGCTGCCTACTCGCCAGTGGACCCGAAACTTGCTGGAGAAGATCTCTGGCAATTCACTGACGCACGCGACGTTCCCGGCGTGTCTGGTCCCTGCGATGCGTCTATTTACAAGGGAACTGTCGATGACTGGTTGAAGATGATCGGTGCTTCGACTTCTTCATCAGGAACTTTTCTGGAGGACTCAACCATGCAGCAACTCGCTCCTGGCACGCGCCTGCCGTTCGTCTGGCCGGATGGCGCCAAGACGCTTCGCTTCAGCACTGACGCTCCAGCAGGAAAGGAGATTCCGGTTCACATCGCCTGGTACACCCAGGACCCGAACTGGCACGACAAGGTCGTGGTCGGCAATGTCACCGAGCCGAAGATCCCTGGTGGTCGCGGCTGCATCATTCATCGCGACGACACGCCCGACTCCGAGAGCGGTGCCTATCAGCTGAGCGTCGTCGCCAGCACCTGACACATACGTTCATAAGGAGGACTGGTGTCATCTAACCCAGAGAGCATTCTGGACTCAGTCAAGAAAGCTCTTGGTATTGACGGATCAGATACGTCGTTCGATCTTGACATCACCCTCTTCATCAACGCTGCCATGGACAACCTGCAACAAGTTGGTGTTGGGGGCGACACAGCATTCGTCATTGCCGACAACACGACGCTCTGGTCACAATACGTCAGTTCGTTCACCTATCTGAACCAGGTGAAGCAATACATATTCACCTGGGTTCGGCTGGCGTTCGACCCGCCAGCGACCTCGTTTGCCATCGCGGCATTCGAGCATCAACGGGACGAACTACTGTGGCGCATCAGCGTCGCTGTCGAACATGAAACTCCGCCAACGGATCCGTTTGCCGAAGAAGCGCAGGCGGAACTCCAGTCGGGAATGACGTTCTTCGAAGTCCGGGCGGTGAATGTGCCGTTCGACTCTGTGATCGTCCTCAACGCCAAGTCCGGCAACACGTTCTACTTGGAGTTGACCGGGGACTGCGCCATCTCTGCTCCAATCAACGGAGCAAACGGAGAGCACATCACTCTTCAGCTGACATCAAACGGTCATAGCGTCACCTGGGGCAATGGATGGAACTTCGGAGATCCGGGTATTCCGACACTCACCCCAGACAAGACCGACGTCATCAGCGCGATCTACGACGAGGCCACAGCTCGGTGGTTCGCCGGCTTTACTCCTGGTTTCTGATCAACTACCAAGGGACACGTCAAAATGGCTAACAACCCGTTCTTCTCGGATCTGGCGGCTAAGACTGCCGTCGATGCGATGGTCGCGTTGCTGAATGGCGGAACACTGGAGATCTACGATGGCTCTCAGCCAGCGGATGCCAACACCGCGATCACAACCCAAAACCTACTCGGCACGCTCACCTTCAATGCGACAGCGTTTGCTGCTTCTGTTGCTTCAGGTACTGCTCCGAACCGTGCGGCGGTTGCGACGGCCAACTCGATCTCGGACGTAGCTGCGTCGGCAACAGGAACCGCGGCATGGTTCCGTGCGAAGCGTTCTGCCGGAAACGGAAGCAGCGTCGTAATGGACGGGACCGTGGGCACAAGTGGCGCCGATTTGATCATGACCGACACGTCTCTCACCTCCGGCGAGACCATGCATGTCGCGAGTCTGACCGTCTCCAATCCGGAGTAGGCCGTGACAACGGTCAAGTTTAGCTACGAAGGCGGGGTCAACGGCAACAACGTCGCCGCCGGAGCAGGAGCTTCGACCGGAGACACAAACTTCGATGTCGTGAACATCGGCAGTGGCGCAACAAACCAGTACAGCAACACGCACCCAGGCCGTGGTTTGTTGGGTGTTAAGTTTGCTACCGGTGCCACTTCTACAACAACGTACGACTCATGGACCACTGCAATAGGAACACAGACCACAACGTTCGTCCGGGCGCTCTGTTTCTTCACTCAGGCACCAGCCGCAAACCATAGAGTCGTCAACTGGGTAGGTTCGGCAACATCCCGTGGGAACATTCTGCTTAATACTGCTGGTAAATTCATATTTACCAACGCTGCAGGCGGTACTGTTCTCACTTCCGCCGCAGTTCCTCTTAATTCACAGTTCAGGCTTGAAGCAAAGTTTGTCGCTTCCGCCACGGTGGGTTTCTGGGAATACAAGATCTGGTACGACCCTAGATCTGTAGGCACACCAGACGACACAAACAGCTCAGCAGCAACACAGAACATGGGTGGTACTTCTGATACCTATCGTTTCGGAATTGGTGCTGCTGCGGCCAATGTGGTTGCTTTCTATCTCGACGACGTTGCTGTTTCTACGGATGATTATATAGGTCCAGAGAATCCACTCGTTACCGGGACGGCCGCTATCACGGCTAAGAAGTGCTCGGTTGCGGTGCTTGGATTTACCGGCGCAGTCACCATAACAGCAAAGAAGCCTTCTCTCGACGTCATTGATAGATCGACTGTTACAGGCGCTGTCCGGCTCAAGAAGATGATTGTCGCTGGATCGGTGACAGAGACTACGACGATCTCTGGCGGCCCACGGCTCAAGAAGATGATTGTCGCTGGATCGGTGACAGTTACGCAAAACGCGTCCGATGTTACTGGTGACATTCATCTAAAGAAAATGGCCGTAGCAGGATTGGTCACTGAAACAACGGAGATTTCAGGAGACCTGCGGCTCAAGAAGATGACGATCGCAGGATCCAGCACTGAGATGACCGTTGTCTCGGGCGGTCCAGCCATGAAGAAGATGCGTGTGCATGTGAATGCTGTAAGACCAGTGGCTTCGCCACTCATGGTATTCACTGCTGTCTAACTACCAAGGAGCAAGTCAAAATGGCCAACAACCCGTGGTTCGGGAACGTATTCACCAAGGCTGCCCTGGACGCGGGCTGTGCCCAGGCCAACAGCGGAACGATCAACATCTACGACGGTACGCAGCCGGCCGATGCCGAGACGGCGATCACCACGCAGAACTTGCTGGCGACGCTGACCTTCGGTGCGACGGCCTTCGCTGCTTCGGTCGTCACCGGCGCCGCGGGCGCGCGCGTGGCCACGGCAACCGCCAACCCCATCACGGATGACACCTCGGCGGACCGCACCGGAACGGCGACGTGGTTCCGAGTGCTCAAATCCGGCGGCGCCCAAGCGGTCATGGACGGTTCGATCGCCGCAGTCGGCGGTACGGCAGACATGCTCCTGGCCACCACTTCTCTCGTCGCCGGCCAAGATGTGGCCATTTCCTCGTTCACGGTGAAGATGGCCGACTGACGTCTTCCCTTCCGGCACAAAACTAGAAGGGAGGCGTCATGGCTACGGTCTATGAGAAAGCTGTTCTAGCTGACTCACCAAGTGTTTACTACCGCCTTGGCGACGCCTCTGCTCCGGCCGTGCCTGACTCAGGAGCCGGTGGTGTAAATGCCACGCAGGCTGGTACGGTGACGTTCGCACAACCCGGAGCGTTTTCTGGTGACAGCAACACCTCGGTCAGTTTCCCAGGTACGGCCACGAACTTTCTTCAGACCGCCAGCACTCCAGGTTCGGCTTACGACCTTGGAGACGGGGCATTCACACTCGAATGCTGGTTCAAGAACGGTGCCACGCCAGCAGCAACACAGGACTTGTTCGGCAAGCAGGGAACGGGCTGTTATGTCGTCCGGATGGATGCAACAGGCCATCTGATCTTGAACGCTTCCGGCGTCGGTAACTGTTTTGTAACGACTGCTGCGTTCACCGATACCAACTGGCATCACCTGGTCATAACCAGAGTCGCAGCGACACAACCGCATATCTACGTGGACAACGTCGATCAAGCGGGTACGTACACAGCAAGAACCTTTGCTGACAGCACGAATCAGTTCGACATTGGCCGCAGCGGAACCGCGAACTACTTCAACGGCAGGATTCAGGATCTTGCGCTTTACAAATCGGCACTCAGTTCGACTCGGGTCGGTGTTCACTACAATGCCGGTCTGAATAGTGTCAACGGCACAGTCGCCATGACGGCTAAGAAGGCTAGCATTCTCGTTAATGCATGGCCTGCCACGGTCAGTGGAACGGTTGCCATTCACGGCAAGAAGCCGACGCTTCTGGCAATTCAGATCACGCGCGGAACTGTCGCTATCCACGGCAAGAAGCCGACAATTTCAGCTCTGCCCAAGCTAGTCGGAAATGTTGTCATCACGACCAAGAAGATGATGATCGTTGCCGTACCGACAACAACAGGCACTGCTGCGGTAACGGCCCGTAAGGGAACAATCTTCGCGTCACAGAAGATTGTCGGTACTGTCGGAATGACGGCTAAGAAGCCTTCGATCGAATCATATCGCAGGTCACTGGTCACGGTTCGCTTGAATGGAGCCTGGGCGAACTCTCTTATCTGGTGTCGAGTAGGTGGAGTCTGGGTTCCGGCAATTCCCAAGGTCATGATCGACGGCAACTGGTACACGATCAACTTTGACGAACACGGGCTGATCAGAAACCATGTCAACATGACCGTGAAGAAGCCGTCCATAGCGGCTAGCGGTAACTTGACGCTTCATGGAACCGTAGACGTGACAATGAGACGTCCCGTCATCCAGGCAATTCAGCACGTCTCTACTTCGGGACTGGTTGTGGTCCAGGCCAGAAAGTCGTCGGTTCAAGTCAGGGGCAAGCCGGCGGCAAACACCATGCTGCTGGGCGTCAACAACTATGGCGGAACGACTTACGCTAGTTACTCGAGCGTGATCCCGAACTGCACAACAACCCGATTCTACAACCAGGGAAGTGATGGGCCGAACGGAATTCCCAGTTCATGGCCGTCTGCCCCGATTCCATCAGGGGCGACACATTTCGTGGTAAGCATCAGGCCGACAGATATCGCGGGTTTCATTGCCGGAACCTACGATGCAGCAACCAAGGCGTGGCTCAGGAAGATTCCTGCCGGCCACTATATTTGTGCCTATCACGAAGCCAATCTGGCGGCAAACATATTCCAGACCACGATTGGCGGCACGCCGACGCAGTTCAAGCAAATTCACACGAAGCTCAAGGCGTTGGCTGATGCCGTGAAGGCTGAATCGCCCAGCAATCCGAAGGTTAATGTCGGGATCATTCTTGGCTCGGCTAACATCAACACGGACAACAGTCCATGGGTTCCTGGTGGCATGGACTGGTACGGTATGGACGGTTATGGAGGATCGAACTCGATTCTTCCAGCCGAACGATACGGCCCGAACATGTCCGCGATTCAGAGCGTTGCCGGTGCGGACGCTACCATGGCGATCATCGAGAACAACGACAAGACCGCACCCACTCCAGATCGCTGGAATCTCTGGTTCACCGATGCGTTCCAGATTGCAGTCGACAACAACATGGCCATATTCATGACCTGGTGGGGACCGACTGCTCAGTACCCGAATGCGGAAATCTTCAACACAAGCGGAAGCTACGTACCGACTCTGCAAAGTCTGTACTCGTCCATTTAAGGAGGGCGGTGTCTAAGATCCTCGTTGGGGACATTAAAGGTCCCCCAGGCGATACTGGACCCGAAGGTCCTCCAGGTTCAAGCGGAGCCAACTCGCTGTTCGACGGCACTGCTTATGTAATCCAAACAGGAGCGATCAACTTCGTCGGCAATCAGGATCCTGTCATCACAGAAGGCAGTGTTCCTGACGGGTCGATTTGGTTCGACACCAGCTGAAAGGAGGTTACTGGTGTCCGCAACTCCAAGCGCCAAACAACGGCGGATGTATGCCCGTATGGGTATATCTATGCCTGATGGGTCTTTCTACATCGTTGATGCCGAAGACCTGCAGAACGCGATCGACTCCGTTGGACGGGCAACACCCAACGCAGGAGAAAGCGATGTGGCCCGGCGAAATGCTGTCCGAAGGCACATCATCCAGAGAGCGAACGAACTCAAACTGTCCAGCAAGATTCCGGATAACTGGAACTCTGATGGCTCGCTGAAGACACCGGCCGCGTCCCATCTCGATTTCGTTTCCGAAGGCGAGGCATTTCTTGCTCACTTTGGCCGAAAAGGCATGAAGTGGGGAGAACATGTCTTCGGTCGCAATCGTAGTACAGGGTCTCATCCGGTCCATGCTGATGTTGCCCGGGCTCGTGCGGCTCAGGCAATTATCAAACAGCATGGGCTTTCGGCTCTCGGCAACAACGAACTTCGCGATCTCAACAAACGAACTCAGCTTGAACTCGACTACCATCGTCTGACCGATCCACAGAAGAGCGAAGCTCAGAAGTTCATCGAGAACACGGTGAGAGAACAGGGCAAGCAGGCCTTGATCAAGTACGGCCCTCAGGGAGCCGCCTGGCTCGTCAAGCAGGGCATCAAGGTGTATACCGGCGGCGGCCGGCACACCTGACCATCAGTCCATCAGCCAAAATAGGCAGAGCAGGAAGGCCACTCCAAGTGGACGTACAGGAATACAACGTCACTCGCCTGGCAGCGGAAGGGGAAGTGCCCACGGGTGTCGTTCCGGGCATGGCACTCGCGGCTTCGACCGTGGTCATGACCAACACCGAGAACTACGCCATCGAGATCGTGCTCAGCGGGGGCACGTGGACCGTGCTGAAGAAGAACGGCGTCACGCTGACCGGCGTCACGTCGGCCAACCAGGGCACCGTCCCGACGCGCCTATACCTTCGCCCCGGCGAGACCTGGGCGCTGACCTACTCGGTGGCGCCGACGGCAGTCCAGTTCCTCTACGCGTAGCACGAAGGAGGTGAGCGGTGGCTCTATCGAACACGGCCGTTCCTAAGTACTACGGAGCGTTCCGTGACGCAGTGCTCCGAGGAGATATTCCGGTTTGCCGGGAAATCTCGATGGAGATGAACCGCATCGATGAGCTAATCGCTGACCCAAACTTCTACTACGACGACGCTGCGATCGACGGGTTCATAGCCTATTGCGAGAACGAACTCACACTCACAGACGGAAGCGACTTCCACCTGCTGGATAGCTTTAAGCTGTGGGCTGAGTCTTTGCTTGGTTGGTTCTACTACGTCGAACGCAGCGTCTACGTTCCCCATACAGAGGGATTCGGCGGAATCTACGTCCGAAAGCGGATTCTTAAACGCCTTCGCAATAAGCAGTATTTGATCGTCGCTCGTGGTGCAGCCAAGTCCATGTACGCCGAATGCATTCAGTCATATTTCCTGAATGTAGACACGAGAACCACGCATCAGATCACAACTGCTCCAACCATGAAGCAAGCCGAAGAGGTAATGTCCCCGCTCAGGACGGCGATCACCCGGGCCCGCGGACCTCTCTTCAAGTTCCTCACTGAAGGATCGCTTCAGAACACGACAGGCTCCAGAGCTTTGCGTGTCAAGCTTGCTTCCACGAAGAAGGGTGTCGAGAACTTCCTCACAGGTTCGTTGCTGGAAGTTCGCCCTATGTCGATTGCGAAACTTCAGGGGCTGCGGCCTTTCGTTTCGACAGTCGACGAGTGGTTGTCTGGTGATATTCGTGAAGACGTGATCGGCGCACTGGAACAAGGTGCATCGAAGCTCGACGATTACATCATCCTTGCCACCAGCTCAGAAGGTACCGTCCGGAATGGCTCGGGCGACACAATCAAGCTGGAACTTCAGGACATCTTGAAGGGTGACTACTACAATCCGCACGTTTCCATCTGGCATTACAGGCTTGATGAGATAGAAGAAGTCGGCGATCCAGCCTTGTGGTTGAAGGCCAACCCGAATATTGGGAAGACCGTCACCTACGAGGTGTATGCTCTGGATGTTGAGCGAGCAGAGAATGCTCCTGCTTCTCGAAACGACATCCTGGCAAAGCGATTCGGCATTCCGATGGAAGGATTTACTTATTTCTTCACATACGAGGAAACAATTCCTCATCGCCGCGTCGAATTCTGGAAGATGCCTTGTGCTATGGGTGCTGACCTATCACAGGGCGACGACTTCTGTGCCTTTACCTTCCTCTTCCCACTTCCCCGGGGAGGATTCGGCGTAAAGACGCGCAGCTATATTTCAAGCCTGACCATGTCCAAGCTTCCAGGCGCCATGCGCCAAAAGTATGAGGACTTCATTCGTGAAGGCAGTTTGCACGTCCTCGAGGGCACGGTTCTTAACATGATGGAAGTGTACGATGATGTCGAACGCTTCATTCTGGACAACGAATATGATGTCCGCGCCTTTGGCTATGACCCGTACAATGCTAAAGAGTTCGTGGAACGCTGGGAAGCGGAAAACGGTCCTTTTGCCGTGGAAAAGGTCATCCAGGGTGCTCGCACAGAATCCGTTCCACTCGGCGAGCTCAAAGCTTATTCTGGTGAGCGACTGCTCATATTTGACCAGGAGCTAATGGGCTTTGCCATGGGTAACGCAATCACGCTAGAGGATACGAATGGAAACCGGAAGCTGCTGAAGCGTCGTCAAGATCAGAAGATTGACAACGTCTCCGCCATGATGGACGCTTACGTGGCGTACAAGCTGAATCGAGAACAGTTCGAATGAGCAGCAGGAAGGGGGGAAGGGTAACGTATGGGTAAATGGTCGGATCGCGCAAAGCGCCTGATGCACGCTTGGAACATATTTGATGACGTTGATCAAAATCAGGCGGCACTCAACGCAGGGCCAGCAACCTCGTATAGAGGCGATCATTCGCGATACCGGTTTGCCA